CCACCCGCTCCCGGTCGAATACTGATATGAAATGGTTGCGGTTGCATTCCCTTGGTCTCTATATACGGTAGAAAGGATGGTCGCGTTCAGCGTCGCTTGCCCACCCGGCACGACAACACTCGCCAGTCCAGAGAGCGTCCCTGATGTGGACGAAAGATTTTGAAACGGCGTGCAATCGATGCTTGTTGTGGCCGTACCCGAACCGTTGTAGGTTGTCCCGGTTCCGAGGCTTCCAGGATTAACCAGCCCAACCGGCACGCCATTGTCGAGGATGTTGAAATTGTTTGCGTCTATAACCTGCACGGTGTAGGTGTACCCGGCCTGGATGCCGGCAGGCAGCTCGGCGGAGCTATGCGCCCCGTAGAGATAGAACCGGATCGGCGCGCCTGTTGCAAGGCCATGTCCTGCCCAGGTGACGATAGCCGGGGTTGTGTAGGAGATTGAGATGTCTCCTGAAGGTGGAATCCATGCTGGCACGCCAGTAAAATCGCACTTCATCGTCTCGCCGTTCGTATGGAAGCGCGCGTACTGGTCGCCCAGCTCAATCACCATTGTCTGATTCAGGCTAAAGGTGAACGGGATCAGCCTCGCCACACCGTTGTTCTTGGTCGCGTTCACATACGCAAAGCCCGCCCGGTTCTTCGCCGCGCCCGTCGGCGTCACCACAAAGTTCCGCACCTTCGCGGCGCCGCTCTGGAACTTGGCGTCGTCAATACGCCCAAACATCTCCGGAGACAGCTCGCCCCCGGCAAAGCTCCGGCTATAAACGCGCGTATTCGCCATCTACCTACCCCTTATCCAGCTCACTGCCGGCACGACGTGCGTCTTGCGATGGTTCCCGTCACTTGCCACGGCTTGCGTCTTGAATGACCCGAACAGTTGCAGCATCTGCCCTGCGGCGGCCGTGCCGGTGTCGCCTTTGATGATTGGCCCGGCCAGCATCGATGCCAGCAGGTAGCTCAGCGCCATTGTGAAGAGCGGGCTGAATTGCGTGGTATCTTCCACCAGCGCCTTGTAGCGCAGAATCGCGTTGCTCACATTGGTTAGAATGATCTGCGATCCATCCGCTTGCGTCTCGCAAGAGAACGGCTGCGGAACATAATCAGGCGCTCCCGGAACCGGCATGACGCCCTGCGAATACGGTGCCATATTATCCTGCTGCATCGGTCCAGCCCAGGCCTCGTAATCATCCGGCGCATCGGCTGGAATCACCGCTATGATGCAGATGGCGTCAGATGGTGCTGCGTAGGCATGGCGCCATGTTCCACTGCTCGTCTGCGTGGCCCCGCTTGAATTTATCCAGGTGTTGACCGTGGGATTGCTCACTTCGGCCAGCGCCACGCGCCGCATCGCAAAGCTCCAATCCGACATCTCCAGCAGAGCATTGCGCGCTGAGTTATAAAAGTTCGCGCAGAACTGCGCCTGCATCGAGCCGTCAGGCGGATTGATGCTGCTTACCTGGGCTGTATCGCCCAGATGGCTCAGCGCCAGGTTGCAGATACTCACTTCGCTCATCGTGTTCCCCGCGCATGAAAAAGGGCAGCAGTTGTCAGCCGCCGCCCTTCGTTGTCCCTGTGAGGTTAGGCTTTGGCAGTCGAATTCTTAGACCGCTTCTCGTCCTTGACGGCCTCGTCGGCCTCGACGAGTTCGAGGTTTGAGGAAACCGTTGTGCCGGCAGGAGGATCGTAATCCACTTCAACCCCCGGCTGCACAATGGCATTGTTGATAAAGCTTTCTTCCTTGACCAGATATTTCGCCATGTTGCTCCTTTGTTTGCGAGATGCATTGCGCGGGCCGTGTCTGCTCCATACAGCTAAGCATTAGCCACTTCCCGCGCAGCCTGACCACTGACCACTGACCACTGGTTTTAGATGACAGAGAAGCCGGAGGCGTAAGCCTTGGCATCCGACGTGTCAATGCCGAAGTCGGCAAAGAGCGTGCCGGCCGTTCCGGCGGCTCCCTGCGGGGTGAAGCGCGCGCCCAGGTAGCGGCGTCCGCTGGAGCCCAGTTGCGGCGAGAGATCAATGGCAAACCGCGCGCCCGCGACCAGCGCGGCAAGCGGGATACCTTTGAGTTCGCCGATGGTTGTCACGTTGGTTGTGAGGGCGGCATCATCGGCGATGATGGCCTCCAGGTCGAGGGTGGTCAATCCGGTGAAGGCTGTTCCAACCTCGCAGCGCAGGAACAAATCCGCGCCCGCTCCAATATCGCGGGCTACTCCGAGATCGACAGTGTTGGTTGAAAGAATGCCCGTTCCCGCGGCTCCGGTCACTGTCTGGAAGGTGACCGCGCCGGCGGCGCTTACTCCGCCGGAAACAATCAGATTATTGTCTACATACATCTTGAATCTCCCTTCAGTTGAGGCGTCCCTAAATAATCAGAGACGCCTCATGGTTGTGCATCAGAAATGATCGTGTGCGAGATCGTTAGACCACGCGGGCTTCGGTGTTGAGCAGCTTATCAACCTTGCGCAGCGGTATGCCTTCAAAAGAGGCCCAGCGTTGCGGGGTTCCAAACTGATTAGCACCGGCCTCAAGGGCAAGCGCGGTTACGCTCTTCTCCATCGCCAGGCGGCGCAGCAGCGAGAAGACCGAGCGGTTCATATAGAACGCCGGCTTCACGTTGTTGAAGTTCGGCAGGCGGTCAATGGCGCGCAGCATCATGTGCAGGATGTTGGTGGCCACCGCGGTGGTTGCCTGTGTGCCGGACATGGCCGCGAAAACAGCCGTGTCCAGGTTGCAGATGCGCACCACGTAGCGCCAGTCCTTGACCACCAGGCCATTCTTCCACTGATAGTGGCTCTGGTATGCCTTGTATGGGTTGTTGTTGGCGTCGTAGATGGTCAACAGGCCATCATCCTCAACGGTCAGGCCCGCTTTGCTTCCCTTTGGGAACGGGCAGAAAACCGTGTTGTCGCCCCAGCCAATCAGCCAGATTGAAGTGTTGGCGCTGGCTGCGCCGCCGGCGTCGAGGATATTCCCGGCGTTACCGGCCCCGGAAATCGCACCATAGCGGCCCGCGAAGCCAAGATACTGGCGCGGATCGGTGGCTGGGTTGCCGTAGAAGAGCGTCTGATCCTGCGCCTGGCTCATTGCTTCCACAAAAGCACTGTCTTCCGTGAGCCGGAAAGCCTCCGTGGTCCCGTTGAGTTCGGCGATGTCCTTGTCCAACGCGGCAAAGGCTTCCAGCATCCCCACGGAGTCATCCACGGTTGCCGTAGTGCTCTTGGAGCGGGGCACGCCGGAATTGACCGAGCGCCAGTAAACCGTCGGCAGGCCCGTGCGAATAACGCTCCTGTGGCCGGTAGGAAGATTGCCCTGCAAGAAAACCGCGTCTTCCAGGACTTCGTTTGTCTGGCTCAGAACCTCGGCGATCTGCGGTATTTGTCCATCCGGGTCCAAACGCTTGGCCCAATCCGCCAGAGTGAGATTGTTTGAAACGAGAGTTGCCATTGCTTGACCTCCTTAGGTCATATTGCTGTTGGGGTAAAACGGCTTTGAGGCGTTCGCCGGCGGCTTTTGCTCCCCACCCACAAATTTGTCCTCGCTGATCGCTTTACCCGCCCGGTACATCAACCGGAGAAACTCCGGGTGATTTCCCAGGCCAGATTGCTCCAGCAGTGTGCGCAGTGGCGTGGATACAGGCTTTCCGTCCGCGCCTACAAAGGCTCCATTCGGGCCGAGCTTCGCTCCGGCGGGCAACGGATCGAATGCATCTATCGCACGCTTGGCGATCCCAAGGTTCTCGGCCAGCTTCTCGCCGCCGAATTCCTTATCGGTCTCCGATGCGGCCCGCCATTCCGCTTGGATAGCCTTCACTTGATCGAGCTGGCGCGTCGCTATCGCGGGCCCCATCTTCTCGATCAGCTTCTGCGCCACATCCTGCGTCAGTCCGGCCGCTTTGGCCGCGTCACTGTACGATTCCAAAAGTTGAGGGTCAAATGCCTTCCCCTCCGGAGCCGTGAATTCATACTTTTCAGGCACTCCGGCAACCGCGGCGTCCTCTTTACCCGGCTCAGTTTTCTTGGTCTCGGTCACTGCCGTCTCAGTGCTGTTCTGCTCCTGAGTCTGCGTAGTCTGCGTCTGCTGTATGTTGTCCGTCTCGCTCGTGGCCCCTGCCAACAGCGTCGCGGACGCCTCTGAGGTAGCGCTGGCTTCAATTGGATTGGTCGCCTTTGCCGTCTCTGTCATTTTTTTGCTCCTTCACCATGACCGGATAGAGTTCCGGGCATAGAATCATTACTTCGGTTAATAAAAGATTGCCCAGGTTGCGGTTCCCCTCGTTGAAAGCCATTCTCATGGCATTCGTATCGAAGGAAATCCGGAAAGGACCGCTGAGTTCGAGCAGCCGCCACATCACGCGGCGGCCGCGCGGTGAACTCATCAGCCACTTCACATCTGCGTTCTGCATATCGCGGTCCAGCTTCTTCCGCTTATCCGCTTCACGCTTATCTGCCTGCTGCCCCGGCAAATCGGTAGGGTCGTAATTGCTCATACTTGCGGAACCTCCTATCGCGGGGTTACACTGTCTCTGCTTACCCTCTCATCTATCGGAAAGTAGAGAGGCAGGGCGGGGGAAAGCGTAGCCACCGTATAGGCCCCGCTAAGGTCCGGTGGGTGCTCCGATAACAATAAAGGCCATCTCGTAAGAGGTGGCCTTTTTGTGTTGACAACTGAAAACTGACAACTGAGAACTACCCTACCTACACCTCAGTCCCAGAGGGCGATTGATACCCGCTGAACATATTCATCACGTCGGAGCCAGGTCCGCTTCCAGGCCCGCTCTGTCCCGCCGCGGCTTGCGCCTGTCCTGCGTTTCTGGCCACTACGCTCGCCTGCTCCGCCGCTGCCAGCTTCTGTTGCGCTGCTTGCGCCTGCGCTCGCGTCTGCCGGATGATTGCCACCTGGTCATTCGCCAGCACCAGCTTCGGATCGACACCCAGCGAGTCGCTGTAAACGTCCGCCCAGGCGTCGGAATCAAACTTATCCAGCACCTCCGGCTTCATCTGCGCCACCGTGCCCAGGCTCCCCACAAAGCGGTCCACGCTGTTGGTCCCAATCGCCCGCTGCGCCTGCGCCAGCATCGAAATGAACTCCACATTCAAGTCCATCCCCGCCATCTCGGGCGGCGCTGGAGGCAGCGCGTTCATCTCCACCATGTGCGTAAATGTGGTCTCAATCAGTGGAAGTAGCAGCTCGTTATTCAGCCGCTCCAGCACAGGCCCCATCATCAACATCTTCTCTTCATGCCGCTCGGCAACCTCTGTCGCCGTCATCTGCGGATTCGTCGAGTTGGCCAGCATCAAAAAAATATCAGAGAAAAATCCCTGCCGTATCCGCTCGCGCACATCCTGAATATCGCCCAGCAGCTCGCCCAGGTTCAGGTTCACATCGAACATCGTCTCGATCTTCGAGCCGGCGCCAGCCGCAGGAACAAAGGTTCTTCCGCCCGGCAGTCCCTCCACGTCGCGGTTCCTCAGCGAGTCGGGCAACTGTAACGGAGGATTCGTCTGGTAGTCGATCCCCTGCGCCTTGCGGAGCTGCTCATGCTGCAACTGTTTGATGTCGCCCAGCGCCTCCATCCCCGGCGAGTTCCCGTAGATGTCTCCGCCCGCCACCGCCCAGCGCGGAACCACGGCAGGGAACTGCTTGAAGCCGCCCTTGCGCAGATATTTATCCGATTCGCTCCCCAGTTCGACGTAGTAACTCGCCGTGGCCATATTGCGCGCATCTTTTTTCGAGGGGTCGCGATCCGTGCGCGGCTCAATTGCATGGAGGATCGGAACCCATATGCCAAGCTGCCCGCTTTTGTAATACGACTGAACATTAGTCGAGCAGTTCTCCAATCCAAACTCTTCGACAGTCTCGCTCACCGTCTTCTCGAACTCGCGGTACAGTGTGCACACGCGCCCTTGAAAGTCAGTAGCAATAGCGTATTCACCCACAGTCAGTGGATAGTGGTGAATCACCGTGTTGAAGTCCGGCAACACGATCGATGCGCCTGTGCCGAACGCGCCCATTTCCTCGTAAATCTGATGCAGCGCCCGGTAGGTGTTCGACTTCTGAAAGACCGCGTGCATCCGCTCGGCAACATCCGCCAGCCACAGCTTAACCGGCTGCGCGTTGTTCAGAGCCGGGTCATGCGTGCCCAGCCGAAACCATGGCCGAGCCGGACTCGTCGCGCCGGCCATCAACCCAGCGCCCAGTGTGCGCAGCGCCCGGATTCCCGTGTTGTCGTAGATCTGATTATTGCGCCGGTTACCTTTATCGCGGTCCTGCCTGAAGTATCGGCCGGACCAGGGAAGGATATACGTCGAAATCTCTTGCCAATGGCCCCACCAGCTCGCGCGCTCGGTCTTTAGTTGACCCCAGCGTGACAATAGCTTCTCCCGCGTCATTGCAAAGTTCTCAGCCATTCATCTACCTCTGACCACTGACCCCTGTTCACAGACCACTGTTACGACCCCAGCAGCGTACTCTTGCCCAGCGACATCCCGCTCGTTACGCCGCCCGGACCGGTCAGCATCGTGCTGCTCTGGCCCTTGTTCCCCATCTGCTGCGCGCGCGCCAATATCGATGCAACATCCGGAGTCTTCTGATTCGCCTCGTTCTCTGCTACCGCAGACTTGCGCGAAGTAGACAGCGAGTTCGCCTCAGCCTTATCCTGCGCTGTGTTCTGCGCTCGCAGCGCTGCTTGCTGGTTTGCGCTCGACTTATTCCCTTCGTAGATAGATGCGCCTACGCCAACAGCGGAGACAACAGCAGATGCAACCATGACTCCCGACATAGAGTTATTCTCCAGTTACAGTGATTGTTTCGTTTCCATCCTGACGGCGCGATAGCAACCCCTCAGCCTCATCCGTGAACTCCGCTTCGGCCTCGGCTACCGTCTTGGCCGCGGTAGGGAAGATCATTGTGACCTCAACCGCTCCACGGGTAAAAAATATCTGCTTGCGCCCAGATGACGCCGCTATGACGTTGTACCCTACAAACTCCACCCATCCCTCACCCACCAGCAGTCCAATGGGCCCATTGATGATAAGCATCGTGGGTCGGTTTATCACTACGTTAGTACCCATCACGCCCGGTCCTATCCTCACCGTACGTGCGTACATTCCGCCGTGGATCAGATGCTCGGTCTTGATCTGAGCTTCTTCGAGGCCAGCGAGAACCTTCTCAATCTGGCGAACTTTCTCCAGCGCCTCTGGAGTGATAGCCGGGATGGTTGAGATTATTGCAAGGCTGCTCAATCAATCCTCCGGCAATACACGTAATTCGTCAGAACGTAGTCATGGCTCGTGGCCAGCATCTTTTCAAACTGGCTGTCAACTCGTGCGTTATAGAGGATGGTCTTGCAACCGCGAGCCGCGGATCGATCCTCCATGGCCAGCATCAAGGCACGGCCAGTGCCGCCGGCGCGATGCGCCGAAGCGATGAAGAGACTCTCCACGTTGGCCACATGGAGACTATAGTGCGGCAACTCGGAAAACAGCACAGAGCCAAAGCCAATCAACTCCTCGCCGTCATATACTCCAAAAACATCCAACATGCCCGATTCTTCAAACAGGTCGTACATCTGGCGTTTCAGGTTGATTTTGCCGACCATCGGAACTGAGCACTCAGCGGAGTACTCGTCGAATAGTTCCTGCGCGTTAGGAGCGCCGAAGATCTCCTCCACTCGGCACTTCCTGATAGATGATCCCTTCATGCCATCCTCGCGTAAGGATCGTATTCAGCCAGCGTTTTGCGCTCGCGTCCCTGACCTCTAACCCCTGAATCTTGCCGCTTAGGTGTATCCGGCAGCGCAAACGTCAACGCCAGGGCATCCGCCAAATCCGGCGAACGCCCCAGCCGCTTCTTAATCTGATCCTTGGCTTCGATCTGGAACTTCCCGCCAGAAAAAAAATACGTCGGGCTGGTCAGCTCGGCCACCATCTCAGGTATGCGCGGCAAACAGCCGCCGCCCTTGACCCACTCCGACATCTCCATCCACATCTGCGCGCGCATATTCTTGTAGCGCGGATTCGCGCTCGGCTTATCAAACTGTATTGCGTACACATTCCGCCCTGCCGACCGTAAGATGTCCGCGGCGCCATGCGCCCAGCCCACCGTATCATCCAAGAACGATTCCTCAGCCTCCAGATCGTTCATCATCCGCATAGTGCGGTTGGCTATATCCACGCTCGGCGCGCTGTCCCGTGCGTGACGCATTATCTCCGGCTTGAAAGCCACGCATCCCTGCCGTGGAAAATGCACTGTGCGATCATCGCCAAATCGCGCCACATCCACGCCGAGCCGCTTCGACGCCCACTCGTAGCTGCCCGCCTGCGGAACGCGATTCATTGCCGCTTCCACCTCGTCCACGCTCAACAGCGCATTGATCGACCCCGGCGGGAACTGCCCAAGGACGTACGCCATTACCCACGGGTTATCTCGCCCATAAGTCGCTATCTGCTCCCGCGCCCATTCAATCGGCACGCGCGGCGAACGCTTAGGATCATCCGGATCTCCGGTGATCGACACCACTTCAAACTTTCCATCAGCTTGCGCGCCGCGCAGCCGCGTGCACGCATCAAACAACAATCCATTCTGGCTTGTCGTGTTGCCGGCCGTGATAATCAAGCCGTCTTCGCATACGCCCAGGCCTTGCTCTGCCGAGCGCAACAGATTCGGCGGTATATCGCCGCTCTCGTCGATCAGGTAAAACGGAAACCGCGAGTGCAAACCGCTCAGCGTGCGGCCGATTGTTTCCAGGTCTGCCGTCTTCGGCCAGCTCGTTGCTGACAGAAACCATGTCTCAGAGTGATCCCGCGCAAAGATACGGCTGCCCGTCCACTCAAACGCGCGCAGCAGAAACGGACTTGCATTTCTCCACCGGGCCATCTCTGCCCAAAGGTTGCGCTTGAGATTGTCACCCGTGATCGATATTGCCATCCCCTTCGGATGCTCATTCGGAGCTGCAAAGCAAGCCATACGGTGCCAGCCAGCCCAGGCCAGCACCGCTGTCTTGCCCGGCCCCGCGCAGGCCTTCATCGCCACCCGCTTGCGACCAGGCTTACCCAGCATCTCCAGCACATCCACCTGCCACGCGTCCGGTTCTACCTTGAGAACATCGCGCACAAACTTCACCGGATCATGACGCCACTCGCGTATGCGCTCAGTAGCTTGGTTGCCCTTAGTCATTCTCCGTGCCTTCCCCGCAAATCATTTGCTCCAGCGTCACGCGCCCGTCATGCTCAATACGATCCGTGAAGAGCTTGCGATACCTTCCCAGAAGTTCAAGTGGCCGCACCTTGTCGGCCATTTTTAACTTCTGCTTGCGAGTAACAATTCGTTTTTTGCTTCCGTGTTTATCAGCCTCGCCAAGACTCTCCACTACCTCATCCTCAACCGAGGCCACAGCAGCTCGTGTTTGATCGTCGAGCTTGCAAACGGGTATTCGATCGCCATTATCGTCATATAGCTTTCCTGGATCGTAACCCGCCAGCTTTTTAAGCTCAGCAAGTATCCATTCAGAAGTGATCTCTACTTTCTCCATGCGGCTGGCAATCGCCGCCGCTACCTTAGCATTTCTTAGCATTCGGGCGCCTGTTACCGCGGCGCTCGCCTTCGCAAAACCTGCCGCCAATGCCGCGCGCGTAGCATTCCCGTCGAGTAGATATTCAGCTATAAAGATCGCCTGCTTAGGTGTCAGCTTGCCGCTCATGCCGCGATCCTTTCCGGAGCCTCCATAAACTCCAACTCACCTTGCTCCGCAATATCCAGACAACCTTCATCACTCCGCGCCGCCCGTGCCTCGGTCCGCGACATCTTCGTTCCACCATCGCGTCGCGGTATCGCCGCACGCAACGCTTGCCGTATCGACGCCTCTACCCACTCCGCTTCCTTCTCCCACAACGCAGCCACGCGCGCTATCGACATACCCCCGGCAAATTGCATCGCTGCTACCTCAGCCGCGACTTCTTCGTGGTTATCTAGGCTTGTCTCCACAATGCAATCTCCGCCTCGCGGCGCGCCTTCAGCGCTGCCACTTCAACTTCCTTGCCCTTTTCCAAGGCATGGTCCCAGCGCAGCAACTGCTCGGCGGCATCGTCGTAGCGGCCAGCGTTGAGAGACTTGAGCAGGGTGGAAGCGGCCAGCCTTCCGGCGCCCAGATTGAAAGTGAAGTCCACCAGCGCATCGAACTGGCCCTGGGTCAGAGGAACCGTCACCAGGCGCGCAACTGCATCGCAGGCTGCATTGACATCACTGATCAGAATGTCCGCTGCTTGAGCTTCGTCAATACCATTAGGAAACGAGTCTGAATGCAGTAGTCTGTGGCCATAGCCGATGGTGGGGAAGCCGGCCACGTCAAGATAAACGTGACTGCGAAAGCCCTCAGACCGCTTAAGTAATTCAAATCCCGCTTCACTGAATTGCATTACAGACTCCTCAAAAAAATGCCCGGCGGCGGAGTGAAACAAAATTGCCGCCGAGCGTCCCCAGTTCACTGCGCGAAGCGTCGGCTGATTACCGGCCGAATGTTACCAGCGCGCCGCCTGAAATGTATGGCGCGCGCGTATAACCATAAGACAGATACCCAGCCTCAAACAGTTTTGCCGTCACCGTGCTGGTGGCTTTATAGGTCAGCTTTCCACCCAGCATCCAGGTGAACCTGTTTGTCTTGTCGGATGAAAATGTCGTGTTACCGGCGCCGCCGCTCACGGAAACTGATAGATTGTCGCTGGTCAGCGTTGTGTGCTTATTCAGGTAATTGCGCAGGTTGGGCGTGTACTCGATGCCCCCAAGGTAGCTGGTCGCGCCCAGCGTTGTGTTGATGATCTGAGTTCCTTGCACTGAGAGAAATGCGGTCTTGTCGGTGTTGAAGTAGTGAACCGGCAGCGTCTCAGCGAGTTTGGTCCCCACGCTCTTGTTTGCGTCAAGGAATCCGATAGCATCCGTGGATGCCGTTAACGCCTGCGCCCGCACGCTTGCCGGCCAGAGCAAAGAGCCGCCCAGTAGGAAACAGAGCAAAATCATGCCGGTCTTGGATCCAAAACCTGTGGCCTTCTGCGCATCCTCACTCGGGCCGCTGAAGATCGACGGTAAGATCGCATGGAGGATGAGCGAGATGCCTACAACCACAACGAAGATCATGGCATGTCCCGGTTGATTGAGCCAGCTCTGAGCCAGAGTCGGCACGCCGAGAGCGGCTGCTGCCGTTCCCAAAAGATGAACGATCATCACAAACTTTTGCATAAAACTTCCTTTCCCTTTCACGACGGCCTCGAACTTCCTGAAAAGTCCGTAGAGCCGGATTGCTTGAATTGGATTCACAAGTACTCCTCCTGCACGTTCACGCCTTCACCACTTTCAACTCCGCCACAGATTTATCCAGCTCGCGGATCAAGTCATCGTGCCTGTCGAGCCTGGCGTCCTGCCCGTCCATGCGCTTATGGGCGCTTCTCACTCGATCGCCCATCTGATCCATCTGCTGTTCGCAGTGTTCAGCCAATTGGCACGCGCCTATTGCCGCGCGCTGCATTCCCAAATCTTCCTTGAGGTCATCAACGCGCTGCTCCCATCTCCCGCGGTCCCGCGCGCTGAGTAGCAAATGCCCCGCTATGCCCAATGCAGCCACGCCAACCATGACCCACTCTGGATTCATGCGCGCTTTCTCCGGCCTGGATTTTAGACAAATACGCAGCGAACAATTGCCAAACGCAGAACGGCCGCCCATGTCATCACTTACAACATGGCGGCCATTTGATTAAATCGATTCATATCGCAGTTCAGTGCAATAGATTCAAACTCCGCTCATGCCATAAGCGGCCATGCTCTTAATATGTCGCCGCGAGCAGCGCCAACATTTTGATAGACTCTGACCTTTGCCTGCACGCGCTCAATCCTGTCCTCAAGGCAGCCGGTGACACCCACACGGTCCACGCGCCTCTGTTCGCTCAGGCCTCTTGTGGCTGATCGTCCCAGGTTAAGCTCCATCTGATCGGCATCCATGAGCGCTGGCATTTCCATCAACGGCTGCAAAGATTCGTTCTTCAGCTCAGCTCCGGACAGTTCCCTGTAGCCGATCAGCTTGCCGGTCGTAGCATCGTACTCGCGCCGCGCGAGTCCCAAAGCCTCCCAACGAGCA